AATATGAAACAGATTATACTAAAACGCAATCAAGACGGCTCCGTAAGCTCAGAAAAAATGGGCTCTTACGAAGGTCCAAAAGACGACTCATCTAGAAATCGCTCTTACCTTATGGCTGAGCCATTAGCAGCTCACCTTGAACTACCGGAAGGAATGGACGAGGACTGCGTAGAGCCGGTTGAGGTTGAAGGTGTATTACAGCTTCAGGAAAACGCTGATAAAGTACTTGCTAAGCGTCAAGCTAAAGCCAATGCTAATCTCGACGCTATTCGTTTATTGAGAGAGCCACTTCTTCGTGATGCCGATCACGCTATTAGTACAATGGAAGATGATGGGGTAGATACTACCGCTATGAGAGCTTACCGTAAGGCTTTAAGGGAATCTACGGATTCATTAAAGAAAGTTAACGGCTCGGCAAAGCTAATGTGCGAAAACCTAGTTCCATCTGAATTTGAATTTCCAACTAAACCATAATTTAAGGATATAATATGAGTTCACCTATCGCATTTCCAGAACTTTATAAGGCAGGGTTTGATGATTTCATCATACCTTCCCATGAAACCGCTCCATTTACAACCATTCAAAATAGAGCCAAGGTTACACGCTCACTTAAGGCTATTGCTGGTGTTGAACGTGTTCATGTAAAAGGTGTTAATAGACTTCAGAATGAGTTTGGTCCTAACGGAGAGCAGGTTTGGGAGGCTGATAATAAGGATAGTAGGATTAGATTTGTTGGTAGCTGGACTTTAAATGCCTCTACGAGCGGGTCTTTAGCTTTTGCAAATACCGTTGGGGATTTTTTTGAAGTTACATTTTATGGGACGGGCTTAAATCTAGTTCATAGAGGTGACTCTCCTGCGATTGGATACAACGTATCTATCGACGGAGGAGCAAACTCAGCGGTCACTCTTCCAGTTTACTCTAGTGTATTGATCGCTAGGGGATATGCTCCAAACGCAATATACAATCTTTCTTCTGGTCTCACTCTTGGGTGGCATACGATTAGAGTGTCTTTGACAGCTCAAGCTCATCTCGTGCAGGGCTTTGAAATCCTCAACCAAAGAACAGACCTAGCCGTTTATCAGGGCTCAGGTATTGCTCAAGGTGCTTTAAATGGACTAAGCTCTCTTGCTACATCATCTTTTACTGATGGTGTTGTGGGAACTCGTGGCGCTCGTGTGGTTAAATATATTGATAATGGGACTTTAAAAAGCGCTGTTCAAGCTGTAGATGCCTCTGCTGCGTATTTAGCAAGTGCTAACCATACTAACGAAGAGGTAGTTCGTAGAATTAACTTTAGAGAGTTTGGTGCGAATAGAGCTGATGACTTTAGTACATTAGCTGGTGTGGTCTCTGATAGAGCTTTTACCCTAGATGATGGTACAACAACACTTGTTGGTAATGATGTAAACATTGTATCTACAAGCGGTCTTGATGGAGTGATTGTAAACACCAACTCCGGTGGATTTGCTACTCTCACATTCGTCGGTACTGGTCTTGATTTGTTTTTGGTGAACAACACTACTTCTGCAATCAACAACACAGCAAACGCATTTGAGTTTTACGTTGACGGTGTTCTTGTTGGGAACTTGCCAGTTCAAGCTTCTGATACTCATTTAAAAATCTTCAAAGTCTGCTCTGGACTTCCTTATGGGACTCACACTGTAAGAGTGTTTAGAAATGCACCAAACAACTGGTCTATAGGTCTTCATGACTTCATCATCTACCAACCTAAAAAACCAAGCATTCCTGCCGGAGCTTTAGAGGTAGCTGACTATAATGTGATGGCGAGTTTTTCTTTTGGCTCTTCTATTGTAGAAGATACTCCTTCTGCAGGTATTATTCGTAAAAATCACACTAGAGAATTTACTTTTGTTGGAACATGGGCGATAGCTCAAAGTATTTTAAGTCCTACAGGCTGGGCTACAACGACTTCAACAGCAGCTAGTTATACTGAGTATTCTTTTTTTGGAACAGGTTTTGTTCTGCGTTTTGGTAATAATGCCGGTGCTCAGTCTCAAACTATTTCAGTAAACGGCTCAACAAACCTATCAAGTTTTACAACTGTTTTATCGGCTACTGCTGGACTTTCTTTCACAGCAGCAACAGGTGTAATAACAGGCTCTCCTGCAGGTTCGATTGCAAACAACCAACTTCAAGTCTCTGGACTTGCTCTGGGGTATCACAGAGTTCGTGTCGCTTGGACTTCTGGATTAGTTATTTCTCCATATGCTTTCGACATCATCACCCCAATTCATATCAACCAGCCAAGCTTAAAAACTGGCTCTCTTTCCCTTAAGTCTGCTACTAAATACTCTCCTGAAAAGGTTGTATCTAACGCTGGACCTGATTTGAGTAAGGCGAAGGCGTGGGTTTTTTACGATCAAGTAAATAGCAGAATACTAGCATCTTACAATATCTCAGCTGTATTGAATACAACTGCGTTTTCTAGTATTTTTTATTTTGAAAAACCATTCAAGAACGCCAATTATATTGCCACAGGACTAACAAACCAAGCACAGATTGATGAAGACACTAGAATGATTAACTCCTTGCAGATAACCTGTTCTAACTCCTCTGGTGTTGGGGCAGCTGGTTTAATAAATGCTTGCTTTTTTGGCGAACTAATTGACGAATAAGGATTAAGGAGAAAATATGAAGTACATCGTACAAAATTCTGAAGGTAAAAAAATGTTCATAGAAGTTGTCTCCAGCCTCCCACAACTTCCAGAAGGCTTTCAGGTATTAGGTCTAGCTGACGAGCTACCTGAGGCTATGGCTGAAATTGAAGCTGCTACACAGGCTGATTCAGCCAAGGCTGAGGCTCGTAAATTACTAGCCGATACTGACTGGAAAGTTATTAGACATCGTGACCAAGTTGATGCTGGTACACCCACTTCAATGACTGCTGAGGAATTCGCCCAATTACTAGCTGATAGACAAGCTGCACGAGATGCTATTTAATATGGATTGGACAGACTCAATTGGTAGAATTCATGATAAGCCAACAAATGGAATAAAACCCTCCTCAGGAAATGGATGGATTTATTCTGCAGTTTATAAAAAATTAGGAGGAGAACTTAAACTAGATGATGAAGCAGGAAAATTTTGTGCTTTAAATTTAGTAAGAAACCCTCCACCATATCAAGAAGGACAATCTCCCATATCTAGGGATGAAATTCTTGGATTAGCTTATCTAGGGTATTTGAAACCAGAGCATTTGAAGGGTTGGAGTTATAGTCCATACCCTACGCCAAAATTTAATATTATAAAACTATTTAAGCAAGCTAGTGCCTTAGTTAAATGGAAAGAAACGTGGCAGGAGAAAAAATTAGTATTGATGCATAGAAATACCTTCTGGAAAGAAGGTTACGATCAAATTTATAGATTTGCTTTTTCAGTACCTTATTCAGATCGTCATTTTATACTGCAATGCTGGGGTAAATACAATATCTTTTGGCATCTTGTTCACAAACTTTTATTAAGAAAGCCATCTACAGATAGGTCTGGTAGACAAATTAGATGGTTAAAAACAGGTGAAGATTTAGAGGCTTTAGTCAATTATCACCCTGCAAATTCTCCAATTAGTTTATTAGCTAAAGAAAAACTAGCTCACGTACCAAGTCGTACATAGAGGTATAAGGGAGCGCCGTAATAGGGCTCCCTTTTTTAATTCCATTTAGGTTCAATCTTATCTCCAGCCCATCTATTTTTTAAATAAAGCTGGTAAGCCTTACATACATCAGGTTCTGAAGAATAATCCACACCCTTGTCTAAATTCCTAGCATTGTTTGAAAAAGGCTTCAGCTCACCGGCAGGAATTAAATCTACATTCATTTCAAAATGAAACGTAAGCTTTGAGCTTGCGTGTATCTTACCAGACCTACGAGTATATTCTTCACACAAAGCCTTAAAATGAGCTAGTAGCCATTTATAGTTACCTTGCGTAGCTCTACACCAAATAGAGCTTGGGTGGTTGAGATGAGCTATCTTATAGACCTCGCCTCTGTATCCATTTACTCTTAAAGCCGTAGATAGTAGCTGGGCAGATTCCAAAACCATTTTTATAACTCGTTTCGTATCCAAAAACTGAGCTGATTTTACAGGGCATGGGTCGGTTGCGAATATATTCATTTTTTACCCATCCTACTTTTCAATTCCATTAATCCAATTGCAGCAAAGGGTAGTGCTACAAATACTAAAAAATACATTTCTATAACCATCATAGCTTCTGTAAACTTCATACTAATCCTCCTTCTTATCTAGCCAGCGCTCAAGGCTTTCGTAAAACTCTTTAATCTCTTCCTCAGTCATCCCTAGTTCTTTAAATTGCTTTTCCATTAGTATTCTCCTGTT